GACGTGCCCTCCAGCCGCTCTCGCATTCTCGTTATTATGCAGAGCGTAGCCTCCTTCTTTATCTCGGATTCCATCGTGTATGCCAGGATCACATTGGTAATGTAGTTCAATACCGTTGTGCCGCGGTCTCCGCTCTCCCTGCCAAAGAGCTCGGTGCGCACGTCCCAGTACCTCCCCCGTAGGTTCAGTTCCTTTTTGCACCGGTCCTCGACCGCAGCCCGCTGAATCCCTTCCCCTGCCTCACCCATCGCATCGACAAACACACGGACGAATTCGTTCTCGATGTTGTCCCGGAGCCTGTTTCGGATTGTTCCGTCCCAGGCCCCGAAATCCACCGAGAGGCAGTAGCCCGATGCGAACCGCTTCGTAAGCTTATGCATCCTGCGGCACTGCTCTTTCGTCGTCGCGTGTTTTATCGAGCGTTCGAGAAAAAGGGGATGGTGAAACAACGCTTCTTCAATTACCTGTGCGTAAGAGCTCTGGCCTACCGTAACTTCCTCAGGCATCGAATTGATAGCCCTCGGCTTCTGTCCTTTTGGCAGGCTCTCATTGCTCTTCACGAAGAGTCCTCTCAACTTCCGCGTAACCCCCTCTCTGATCACAGCCGACCGCAAACAGTTCTCCTGCTTCGCGCGCGTCCAGCTTTTCGGGAGCCTTTGGGACAGGAAGGAATCATTCCTGGTATCCAAATCGTTCATGCTGAAATCCACTAGAATTAATGCCAAATCACGGGCGGCTTGCTTCATCTTCGCCGTGATGTGTTGCGGAATGACGTCTGGCCCGGCCTCAGGGCACATACGTTTGGAAACCGCATAGTATTCGTTAATTGCGCTAGAAGCCGCTGCAACGTACGGCTTCCACGGGACCGGTACTGGTGCTACGTATTTGCCTTGCACTGGGAAACCGGCGACCTGAGCCGCCTCTGCGAACGTGAGTCCCTCCTCGTGTAGTGCTAAGGCATTCAGAAACCTTCTTTGTTTCTTCTCGTTCCCGACTCGATGCTTGCTCTCTGCCGCTAATTCTCGCCGCATCTGCGTGCGTTTATTGCGGCACACTGCCTTGAAAGCTTCGTGTCTTTGCACGACCTCTGGATCTTCCGCGCATGCGAGAGCCTCGCCGCCTATCGTGTACGGCACAACCGGCTCCCCTGGCTCCACAAACATATTGATACGTTCCCCTATAAGCTCGGACAGTTTAAGCACGATCCTGTCCGTTTTACTCTCTCTTGCTGCGAGCTCAGCCCTCAAAACTGCCATGCCAGGAATGTCCAACCCCGGCGGCGCTGGCGCGGGCCCGATAAGCTGCGGAGGCCCCATGTCGCAGGGGGCTTCTACAGGTAGCATCCGCGCTGCAGCGTCCTGCGGGACCTGAACCCCGCCGGAGCCCGATGCGTCCCCAGCATCGTCACATGTCCGTCCGGGTCGTTCGCGTCGTAAAACGGGTTCTGGTAGTCCACCCTGACTGACTTGGTCTGGAGGAGCTGTGCCAGCTCCCACCACGATACCATCGCCGTGCTCTGGATGTCCACCTCCATCCCCGCCTCCTTCTGTATCAACGCGTTCCTCAAGAACTGGTACGCCCCCCCTTCGATCTTGAACGTCGCAATCCGCTCCGTCAGTACCGCTGGCTGGTACGTGTTCGTCATCGGAGCCGTCGCGGGGTCCCAACTCAAGGTCACCCCCGTCGTGTCCAAGTAGAGGGGCGTCTCGCCCGTCATGCCTGGGTCCGGGTACGGGCGCATCCTGCCCTCGTCGTCCTCGTCCCATTCGTAGGCATACACCACAGCGCCGAAATCCGGTTCGACACCGTCTTGCGGTGGCAAAAACTCCCAAACGGGCATCTCTTGCCAATCGTCGACAGGCCAAGCCCAACCCTGAAACACCATTGCGCAGTCCCATGGCAGCCATGCCGGAAACTCGTCGATACCGGGCGGCGGTGCCCCGAGGTAAACAGTCTCGGAATACTGCTGCCAAAGTCCAGACAAGCGTCTAGCGAAATGCGCATGGTAAAAGTGCCGCTCGAGCCAGTCACTAGGTGGCGCATCATTGGG